CGTGCTTGGCGTTGTGTGCGATAAGTAAAGACGTTTTATTTAGTAGTGCCTGAATGAATGCACGTCCTGAACCATCAATGTCTTTCTCTTCATTGTGATCTAGGTTGATGATGTGTTCTTCATCTGTGTTATCTACATTCAAGATCCCCACCTGAGTAAGGCTGTTGCCCTTCTCATATGGATCGTTAAAGATTACAGGCTTACCCTTGGCATTCTCTCGCCATGTCACACTATTTTCTACGTCTAATACTACTCGCATATTTCCCTCTCTCACGCGCGGAAGATCGCACGATCACCATCTAGCATACAAATCACACGTCCGTCAAACCCATTAATCTTGTTCTTAGCAAAATTGATATGACGTTCTGGGTTGATACCTTCACCCTCAACATCTTTAGTCTTGGCAATAGTAACATCAAGTCTGCTTCTGCTGCCTTACCTGTCTTCGAGCCTTCCATCATAGACTGATCTAGATCTACTCGCCCCTCTGCTACGGCTGATAGCTGTGACATCCACAAGACCACACAGTCATACTGCTTGGCAATGTTACGTGCATGGATGGCTGCTGCCTTTAGTGTGATATCTGTACGTTCACTTGATTGATCAGCAAACTTGTCGCCCATATCTAAGATCAGAACATCAGGCTTAGAATGTTTTACTACTGACTCAACCCATTTCATGTCCTTGCCTGTGCTATCTTTGATGCGAACGTTTTCCTTCACAATGTCATAACGCTTACGTGCCAATACAGGATTTTCACGGATCTCTTTCATAGTCATGTTAGAAGCTGCACACAGGTAACGGCTTGCTACACGTGTGTATTTCTCTTCGTTACACAACACTACCACCTTAGCCCCTTGATGCGCCCAACCACCCTGTGCTGCTACCAGAGAAGCATGGAATGAAGTCTTACCAGTATTAGGCCGAGCGCCAACCACAACAAGGTGACCACCAGTAACGCCTTCCACCTTCCGAGTGAGACTTGGAATGTTAAACTTCCATTGTGCTTCCAAGTCTGCTGCATCAAGTAGAGTGTCAAAGCTATGGTCATCCCACTCAACACGCACATCAGGAGTAAAATCATCTTTGTAATCCTCTAATAATCTACGCAAAGGTTCGAGAGTATCTAGTGATCCGTTGACACACTCGAAGCCTATGTTTGCTATCTTCTCGCCCAAGAATTGCTGGAACATCTTTGAGAAGGTGTCACTAGCAATCTCAGGATTGATAGGCTCAATAATATCTAGCTTACGAAACATATCGTCGTAGATACTTTTGTTAGCTGTAGTTAGTGTTTGGTTTTGTGTAAGAAAAACAGCCTGTAAATCCTGGGGTGTCAGGTCTGTTCCGTATTGTTCCATAGCATTATCAAGTGCTTGCTTAATCTTACGCACGTCTTTTGTGAATAGTTCGTTGCGTGATAGCAGGTTCTTGTGCTGCTCATAAAACTCTTTATTTAATAGTGATTTAATCAGACCCAGTTCGATCATTTTCATTTCCTCTCAACATTTTAATTAGTGCCTCAAGACTAGCCAAAGGCCACATTATTGCAAATAGAATACGGCCCCACCCACTGCCCTCTTCTAAGTCTTCTGTGATGTAGAATAGTAAGGGCATAGCAAGTATATACATAAACAATGCCCCACTAATATAGTTTATCATAGTCTACCTTCCGTTAATACTCTATGCATTCCTTCTGTACTATTCAAGGATGCAAGTATATCAATAAGCTGTGCGTATGTCATTATGATCATATCGTAGCTGTTGTTTTCATCGTCAAACTGTCGAATGAATACTTCACTATCTTCGCCTATGATAACCTCTACATCATCATACTGCCCTGTTTCATCTAGGACAGTAATAACTGATGCGTCTATCTCAAACTCAACCGTGAACATTCTTTGCTTCTCGTTCTTTAGATGCGTTGCGTTCTTCTTTTGTCATAGGACGTATCTGTTTTGTTGTATAGTCAACAACGATTGCTGTGTTCCATTTAGCTTGCTCTTCCCTAGCTGCCTCAATCGTGTCAAACAAACGAGGCTCTGGGAAGTTTAGGAATTGTGTTGCTTCAGGTACGTACATCCAGTCACCATCAACGTCAATCATTAGTGCGTATTTCATTTAATGTTACCCCATTTCCTTTAGGTCTTTTAAATATGAGACTGCTCTTGGTCCGATCTCAGTCATAGCATCAAGCGTATCGAATAAGGTCATTACTGCACGAAACTGTTTCATGTCAGGACACAAAGTTCCATTTAGGTCAAGCACTCCTGTGATCAGATCATTGTATGACCAACCCCGTGTGGAGATATTCTCTTCGTCTTTACGTCCAAGATGTACGTGCAGCCTAGCTACTCCGTGTAGTAGTTTCCCTAAGTCACAATCTAAGTCTGCGTAGCTGTTCATGTAATTACTCTCCTTTGTTATACTCTATGTGATCTGTAATAAAGTCATACACCAAGCCAATGTCAAGCCCAGCAGCAGCACAATATAGGACTAGCTTTAGCCCTTCCTCTGCCAGTAATCCACGGGCATGTGCATCCATGTGAAACTGGTATGTGGCACTGCCATCTTCGTGTTCTTCTACGGTTTCGACACCAATCATACCTACGCCCTCATTCATCATTCTTCATACGCCCTTAGTGCTTCCCATGCTACAGGAAATAGTTTCATCATCTCGTCATCAATCTGCTCAGCAACAATCCTGGTTTCGTACTGTGTATCAGGCTTGCACCGTAGGTGGCACATAGAAGCAAACGCATCTAGTGAACCTGACCAGTACCACTCAGTCATGGTTGACTGTGGCAATACCATACGTGCTTGCTCTTCACACGTTCCAAGCTCTAACATTCTTCGGTAAGTACGTGCTGCACCTTTGCATAGTTGTTCGTACTCATTCTCGACAGGCTTAGACCATTGCTTGTCCATAATTACCCCGCTACCTTGCTTCTTATCAGGAGTAGCCCAACGCCAATCAGGTTGATAAAACTCTGGTGGTGTGTTGACATAACGACGACTGATCTCATTCCAACGCAAGAACTTATGCTTGACTAACTGCCGTGCTACGAACACAGGGGCTTTCACATGGAACGATGCAAAGGCATGACCGAATGGGCTGATGTGTTTGTGCTTGGCTAGGTAGCGGATCAGCTTCACGTCACGTTGATGTAATGCTTTCTCTAGTGGGCCATTAGTATCAACCCCAGAGTAAATGTACTCACTCTTCTTACCAAAAGAAACCCGTGCTGCGTTGACTACTGACAGGTCACTACCCATGTGGTCAATGTAAGTTGCTGTAATCATCTTTTAACCCTTCTTTGATTCTCATTTTGGGTGACCCACTCTAAGTTTTCAATACTGTAGTCTTGCTTATCACCGTTTATATGATCAACAACTGTATGTAAGTTGTGATCTGGGTTGTACAAAAAACACCAAGCAAAGAGTTTATGTGCTTGCACAGACACAGAGTATCTATCTGATGTAGTATCTTTTAGTGTTACTTCTATAGAAGGATAATGACTCCTAGTTAAGTGTATAGGGGTTTCTTTGCCTGTGTGTGTATTAACCAGATAAGGAAATATAGGATCAGGGTATTTATCTTTATTAGGGTGATATGCCCCTGTTTTATAGGCAATAAGTTTACCTTGTGGTACAAGTTTCACCAAATCCATAACACGTTTCATAGCTTCTTTCTGAAACGTATCTGGTACAAGCTCACAGGTTATTGTAGATATATCAACATTAGGTATATCTAACTCGCGTCTTTCTACATCCATAAAAAAGTCTAGCTGTTTCATGTAATCATTTCCTTTAGTTTTTCCATGTCTTCTTCAATACGGTATTTGATGTCATCAAACAGAGACAAAGCTTTAGTAGGTATGCCCGTCCATTGTTCAATCTCTCTGCGATACTGTATCGTCTTTTTAGCAGCATCAGGATCAAGAGCAATAACAACTTTGCTATACTCTCTAATTTTTTCTAGGTGGTTTGTCGTTAGCTGTGTTCCAAGAATAGCCATGCTAGTTATATCAGGAATTTCTTGATAAGCAACAATAGCTGACACAACATCCTCAACAATTAACAAAGTTCTACCTGTACCCGTAGCGTAGTAATTAGCTTTACCACTATAGCGATACCACTTTGGAAACTTTTTCTTACCAACAGCACGTCCAATAGCATCAATCATACGTCCGTTGTGGTAAATAGGAAATACTACACGTTCATCTTTAACGTCATAATATGTACCGCCTACAATACCCCAACGTTTCATAAAGCGTGTGTGCTTGTCGTGTTGAGGTGTAGGTATAACCATATAAACAGGTATTTCCATAGTGTCTGCTTCCTGCTGTCTGGTTTGCTTAACTGTTTTACTCATAAGGTTCATTATCTCTGCGGCGGTCATGTCAGTATCGTAGATGCCAGATACATGACAGTCCATCTTATAGCAATTCCATTTTAATGACCCGCTACCTATCGTAGCTGTGTAAGTATTCTTACCACCACAGAACGGGCAGTCACCTCGGTAGTCACCGTGTGTTGTTAGGTCAGATGCCATTGCTCTTTGTTTCTGCCAACTAGTCATCGTTGTTGATCCCTCTTGCTGCTAATGCGTTTGATGCACCTGTGAATGTATTAACTAGGTAAGGCTTTACACTACTGGGGTTCTGATGTCCAGAGAATTGCATAATGCCAACCAGATCCACACCTGCCTCTACTGCTTCTGTGATAGCTGTGCGTCGTAAGTCTTGTGCATTTAGTTCACGTGGTAGATTAGCTTCGTCTAGTACTTCGTTGATTGCAGGGGATATTTCCTGTTCTTGGTATGCTCGAATTAAGCCACGCTTGATGTTGTACTTGGGTGCTACGATATCCTGAAAGCCAAACATCTCTTTCTGTTGGCGCAGCATGTTGCATAGATTGTGACTGATAGGCAAATGCACCTGTGCGTTACGCTTAGATTGTGTAAGATCTGTGCGGCATTGGTCTAGATCAACGTAATCCCATGTAAGTTTACGCATGTCACCTACAAGCTGCCCCCACTCGTATGCCATGTGTACCAATAGTCCGATACCATGCCAACGCTCTTGGCTGTAAGCTGTGGTCAAGAATGTTTTAACTTGATCACGTGTCCACAACTGGCGGCGTGGTTTGGTTTGGATCGTTTTGATTACACGCACTGGATCATGTAAAACTAGGTCATTACGCAAAGCATATTTCCATGCCACAGATAGGGATTGTTTCATGTAGTTAGCTGAACGAATACCATATTGATCAACCCACATTTCATAGGCTCTGTTCAACATCCCTGCTTTGATATCTTGCAGGTTTGTGTTGCTTAGATGTTTGTGTCCTACCTTAGTATCTAGTACACGCATCAGGTGACGCTCGTATTGGTTCTGAGAGCTACCTTTTAGTCTTTTGTACTGGTGGCTGCTTAGGTATTCGTCTATCAGTTTCTTTAGTTTCATTTTGTTCCTCTCTCATTTCCCCCGCCCAATGTGTTACATCATCGAACGGGGTATTCTCTTCGCTGTTAGTAGGCAATGTAGACATAGATCATGTATCCAAAAGGCCAAAGAATAAATGCTGACCAAGCCAGATTTAGAATAGAGGATACCATGTCTCTCCTTTGTCTATGTAGCGTTTAACGTCTATTGATTTTAGTTCCAACACCTGTGCTTCGACATCATTGCCAAGCCAGTATGCTTCGTCAATCTCTCGCATAAGCTTGTTGTAATAGCCTTGTGAAGGCATCAGGTGTTGTGTGTTGAAGCTATAGTTATTCTTCATCGTCGTCATCCTCTTGCCACTCTTTCCAGTTTTCATATTCAACATCAAGACCCCAAGTGTCAATCAAGTCTTGCGGTATGTCGTCAGCCCAATACTCATCCTCAAAGTCTACATCAAAACGTATATCTGTACCTAAGCCACTGTCATACTCGCCAACAAAGCACATACCTGACTCATAGTATGATGCTTCAATGTGTACGTCATCATTGGCATCTGTGTAGTTGTCATAGGCTGTAGTGGGTGGACCCCAAGCGCTGTCAAAGTTAAGCGATAGGGTTTGGTTGGCTTCGTCTATATCCCAGTCAACGTCCTGTAGATCCCACTTAGTACCCCAGTTTTCTACGGCTTTGCCATATTCCCAATCACCAATAGGAACCATAGTCTCTAGCATCTTGTCTTGTTTGATGCCCTCAACAATAGCGTTAAGCTTTTCGATAGGGCCAGTGATTGTTGCGTTATTCATACACCAGTTAGGCATGATATGATATCTCCCATGTTACGTCTTTTGATATACCTGTCGCATACTTGATGCAACGTTCTCTACATGTATCACTATAGTAAGCAATAGCAAACCCCTGTGAATCTCTGAATGTTACTCTGTACATGATTAATCCATCCGTGTAATGAAATGACCGTCACTTACAGGCAAAGCAATGATACCATAGGGGAAGTAGTAAACCGTACCTTCGGCAATCTCTGACTGTGCGAGGTAGTCAAGCGGTGCATCCGCTTCGTATGGTGACACGTACTGGTCAGCTTTGATAGTACCCTTTAGTCGGTACAGATTGCCACAGCCATACACATCTTTCATGTAACCTAATAGGTCATTCTGTGATGCATCGAACGCATAGTCACGCACCCAGTATGGCAACAAGCCACACATTTCTTGTGCAATGTGGTGATCATCGTTTGGGTTAGTATTAAAGCTAAATGCTGCTTTCATTATACTGTCTCCTCAATCAAAACATAACGTGTGTACTGTTGACCTGTGACAGGGTGCTTACCCTTTACACCGTCGATGCGGTAACCTGCCTTGCGTAACTCTGAGATCCGCTTGGTGAATGATTGGATAGAGTAATCCAACATAGCTTCCCGCAAGGTCAAACCTTTTGTTGCACGTAGAT